AATTCATGTTTAAGTCAAACATAAACTAAGGTGTTTTAATTGTATATCCTGTACTTGTTTTAGGTGTTTTAGCAGAGTAACCACTGACTGATGTCTTAGGTGTTTCTGTTGTGTATCCTGTACTTGTTTTAGGTACAAGATCTCCATAGTATCTAAGAATTAAACCTTCTGCATTAACACTAGATACTGCTTCTTGGCCTGTTAATCCAACTGTCATTTCTGTTGGAGATATTACTCCGACTGCTGATGTTGACTGAACTCCTGTTAAACCTATAACGTCTGCCGGAGATAATAAACCTACTGCTGATGTTAATTCAACTCCTGTTAAAATTGGAGATACTGAGATACTGATTGTTGGATCACCTAAACCAGATGTTGCTTCAAGTCCTGTTAAAGATACATCTTCATTTGGAACTATTACATTGCCTAATGCAGAAGTAGAACCTACTCCAGATGGAGTAACAATAACTCCTGATTCAATAACAAATTCTCCTACTGACGATGTTGCTTCAAGTCCTGTTAATTGAATTCCAACATTTGGTATTAATAGATCTCCAATTGTAGAAGTTGATTCTAATCCAGTTAAACCTATAACATCTGCCGGATCTAAAGAACCTGTTGTTGATGTTGCACCTAATCCAGTTAAACCTATAATTAAATCTGATGGGTCTAATAACCCTACGGATGATGTTGCTTGTTGACCTGTTAAAGTTTGAGATACTGAAATATCAAGTGTTAAACTGCCTACGTCTGATGTTGACTCAATTCCTGTTAAAGTTTCGGATACTGAAATAACATTTGTTAAAGACCCTACATCTGTAGTTGCACTAACTCCATTTAGAATTACATCAACATTAAATGTACCACCCCAAACTTGTGATCCCCATTTATCTCTACCCCAACCTGTATCGTAATAATCTGCGTCACCCCAATCTGCTTGTCCCCATTGAGGATGTCCCCAACCTTGAAGAATATTTTGATCTAGACCACCACCCACGTTCCATGAACCTGCGCCCCAATTTACATTGGATGCATTCCATGTTGTAGGGTTAACAATGGCTTGTTGACCCGTTACTAATACTGTAACGTCAGCCATGTTTTACTCCTATGCTATTCTGATAATTGCGTCTGATGAGTCAGCTGTTGGAAACTGAATTGTAAAAGTTCCGTTAGTTGCAGTTTTATCTCCGCCAAATGCAATCGCACAAACTGATGGATCGCCTGCTGCAGAGTCATTAAAAATTAAACAACCATTAGCTGTAAAAGATGCTGATGTCCAAGACACGTCTGCAAAATCACAACAAGCTGTGTCACCAGATAAAGCCGGTGTTACACTTGTAAGTGCTTCTCCTTTTGCAGTGTAAGCTGAACCTGCATCATTTGTAATTTCGTTTGTAGCACTGTAAGCTGTTGTTGTTTTATCTAAAGTAGCACTACTTGTGTATAAAGCTAAATTAAATGTGTCACCTGTTGTTGCTGTAAAATTGTGAACTGCTGTTAAAATCTCTGTTTTAAAACTGTTACATATTGCTGATGTTATTGCCATAATTTTTTATCTCCTAATTACTGAGGCGGTGACTCGATTGGTATTCTTATTGTACCGTCCGTGTAATCGTCTCTTCTTCTTCTTCCAATTTGCATTGCTGCAAAGGATTGTAAAGAAGTTTTATACTTATTTTCATATAGTGTCAACATATCTTGAGGTCCTTTTAAGAACATAAATGCCTCTACTAAACACGCATATAATAATCCTTGAGGAAAATAATTACTAATATAAGTTCCACCTGTATTGTCCTCTAGACCTCCAGGCATTACGTTATAATGAATAATATATTTATAATTAGCATCTGGTGTTGGTGCAAGATAAACCGCTCCGGATGTAGCTGAATTTTCTCCCGTTGTTGCTCCACCAAACATAGAATAATACTTAGGAAGACCGGTTACATCTTGACCTGTTTGTCCTCCAGAATCACCTGTTAGTTCTCCTACATACTCTGATATGAATGTCTGATCACGTCTCTCTAACCATTGACCTTGGCCCTCGGTATTAACTGTAGAATTAAATACTTCTATACCTCTTACAAATAAAGCTTTAGTTGGCATTGTAATTGAATTAAAATTTTGTGCAAATTGTGCTTCTGCTTGTTTTCTATCTGAATCCATAGGACACTCTAAGTTAATTCTATGTTCAGCGTTTTCTAAAAATCTGTTTATTACTGCAGCAGTAAATACATTACTATCTACTTCTGTGTAGTTTCTAATGTCATCGGTTAATTCTGAATAAGTATATCCTGCCATTATGCTTGTAAAGTTACCGGTCCAACTGAGACTGGAAAACCTCCTCCTCCATTTACAACACTTGTTGCGTTTGTGTCAGCGCTAAAATAAAACCAATCTGTTCCGTTAGAAAGATCTGTATTTGTAGCACCATCAATAAATTTACCTACAGTTATAGTATATCCAGCAGCTTTTGCAATCGTAGATCCTGTTATACCCCCTACACTATTTGGTGTATTAAAAGCACCTGCTGTAGTGGGTGATCCTCTAAATCTTTTTACATCACCTGTTGTATAACCATGACCCGGTAAAATAACATTGATAATTGCAGAACCTACTTGATAGGTTTGAAAAGGATTATTTTGTAAAATATCTAATGTAGGAAACTCTACTCTAGCTGGTCTTGCATGTATTAATCCTTGTGGATCTGCACCAACTGGATGTGGTTCTAGTTGTGGTTGTTTAGCTTCAAATTCAGAATTATGAACCCAAGATCCATTCCATTCTTTAACCATTTCATTATATGGAAAAGCTGCTCCTGATCTATCAGAGATTGCTAATGCTCTTCTACCTTTTGCAAATCTAGCCATTATATATTTGGATAGTATGTCTTCGGAGTAATAAATGTACTAGCTGCAGAACCATCTTCAGCTAATGCTCTAGCAAATTCATCCTCGTACAACAACTTCATCTCCTGTGTTCGTTGTGGTGCAAACTTCATAGATAAATAATAACTCAACCCTGAAACCATACAAGGCATAAATCTATAAGGCGCATCTGATGCGTTAGTGTAAGCTCCAACATCTTGAATTCTTTTAACATAATAAACATTTAAAAAATTTCCTGCTGCTGTTGCATTGGGTAAAGGGTAAACAGTAATAGTAACTTTATCTATAAATCTTTGAACCCAAAATTGTGAAGGTGTTCCAAGTGATGCTTTATTTGCTGTTGCTGAATAAGAATCTCTTGCAACTTTAGTTAGTCCTGTGTCTGATTGATTTGTAGTATTGTAGTTTTGTCTATATGTACAATTTAAAATATCAGTAATACCATAAATATTTGCAACAGGTGTTGTTACAGCTTGCGGTGGTTCTCCACCTCCAGGTACATCTGTAGCATTTCTATAAAATGTGTAGGTCCCTGAACCTTCTGCAGTTGCATCTACATTTGTAGAAGAACCTTGTATTAAATTAATATTAGCATTTCCAACTTCCCAAAAATGAACCCCTCTGTTTCCCCATTCTTGAAACATTATGTTTAATGATCTTCTTGCTGTTTTTAACTGTTGTCCAGCTGTACCTTGTAAACCAATACGTTCATAAGCGTCTTCAATAATTTCATCAATTGAAAAATTCTGATCGAATGAATAAGATTGTGAAGTAGTGTTTGCCATTGGCTAACCCCTTAAAATGTTCCTATTACGTAACAAAAATCACAATTAGTTAAATCCACGTATGCACCTTCATCACAATAAATTCCAGATCCAGGTAATGTAAATTCATGATTTGAATTTGCTCCTGTTCCAAATTTAGCATGAAAAACTAATTTAGCTGCTGTTTTACTATCACCGGTTTCATTATAAATTTTAATTTCAGCATCAGCTGCACTAGTTTGTCCAAAAATATTCATGATATTTATTTTTTGAAGGTTAGTAGCTGTTCCATTTACTAAAGCTTGAAGTTGTCCATCTGCTGTTAACACAACTGATTGTCTTACTTTTGACGATATTGATGTCATATTTTCTCCTTAAATTTTATATGTGGGCCGAAGCCCACATTAAATTAATTATACTGCTGCTATACCAGTTGTAACGTCGATGAAGCTAGTTCCATTGTAGAAACAAAGTGATCCAGTAACGCCTGAACCCGTTGCATCAGAAATGTAAATAACTAAACCAGTTGCTGGTGAGTCAATAGCTGCTGCTTGTACTAAAGTGTACGATGTAGTTATGAAACCGTTGTCAGAAATGACTGGTCCCGAAAAAGTAGTGTTTGCCATGATAGTTCTCCTAGTTAAATTCTACATAGTCTCTAGGCCGTCGACTATACTGCGTCTATGCAGAATATTAATTTATGTATAGTGATTAATTTATATACTAGATTTGTATAGAGTGCAAGAGATCCTACAGTAAAAGTGCGATTTCAGCGATGTAGCTTTTGTTCTAAGTAGCTACAGAAACTTGTGGAGCAGCGCCTTCAACGCTATTCTGCCTATGGGCAATAGCTGCTTCTTCCAGCTTGATCTTTGTAATGACTTCTTTTACTTTGTCATCAATCCTGACCATTTCAAGAGTGTATCTGTTATTATCCAGATGCTCCTGTTCCCACTTCAACTCCAAGGACCTTTTTGCTTTGTACAGGTCTTGTATCATCTATAACCTCCTCATAAGTTATTCGATTTATCTCGTTATTATAGTTGTTTCCGAGATACTCCCAATTAATACTCTTTTCTCCCAACTTGTCAAGGATTGATTCTTCAAGAGAAATAGCATTATCTTCCGCAAAAACATTAAATTTTGCGTAGTGATCATATGCCCAAATTTTAACTGTGAATTGTTTCATGGTTTTTTCTTTCTATTTATTAAATGTGGCCGAAACATGTCCGGCCACAAAAATGATTATTGCTTACGCACCTTCACAACCGAAGATACCTCTAAAGTCAGAAGCGCCAAAAGCGTATCTTTCTCTAGCTTTGTATCTAACATTGCCTGTATCGAAG